CCGCCGCCGCCGCTACTACTACTGCCCATGCCCCCGTTGTTAGCAGCCCGACCACCGCCGTCGCCGCCTACACCACCGCCACGACGAAGCCCAACAATGCCGCCGCCAGCAAAGAGAGGGCCTCCATCAAACCCAGTAGGCATTGGGCGTCCAACCGCCGCGTAATTGGCACGGATGCGGTCTTGGGCCGCTTTGCGCTCAGCGGCGCTTTCAGCGTCTGCGGCCTCCTGTCGTGACTTCATTTCATCTTGCGCACGCATCTGCGCTTGTCCGCCAAGGCCGATAGAGCCTGCGATAGCCGGCCCCTTTGCCTGCTCCATAAACTGCTGGCGAGCACCCTCATCGCGGAAAATGTTTTTAGCGCCTTCTAGCATCTGAGGAGCGTCGCTGTACTGGCTCTGTTGAAAAGCCTGTTGGGGGTCCAACGTCATCGAGCCCGTGCTAGTTGGTTGAGTGAGTTGTGTTGGAGCGCTCGGAGACAAACCAAGGTTTGAAGTCGCCTGACCGGGGCTTGGGGGCGGCGTAAACCCACTGCCGGGCATGGACTGATTAGGCACGGACATCATATTCCCAGCGCTGGGACCCGTTTCCACCGCCTGACTAAGATCGGGTCCGCTGCCAGCAGTCGTCGCAGCAGCTTCACCTGCACTGCCACCTGCCTGCCCTGCCGCTTGACCAGCTTCAGCAGCGCCACTCAAAGCGTTGCCGATCCCACTCGCAGCGCCAGCTGTCAGGCCGGAGTACAGACCACGACGGAGCGGGTCGTCCATATCGCGAGCTTCGGCCTCAGCAGCGCCGAGAGCACCAGCAGCCAAGCCAGTGGCGATGGCACTACCGCCAAGCCCCATACCACCTGCAACCATCGGCGCAAGGAGCGGAGCGAACATAAAGGCTTCAGGAAGGCCAGTATCAGGGTTTGTGGTGAGTTCACGCCCCATGGATTCACGGGCCAGAGCGTTGAGCCCAGCCACTTCGTCAGTCGAGACGTGCATCAGCGTGTTGTCGCCGTTACGCCCTTTTGATGCTAGATCAGTAATGCCACTCATAGGGAAACCCCAATACTACTTTGTTCTCATTGTATCAATTTCTGTCTATCTCTAGGTAGGACAGATGAAAGTCAACATCAGTTTGAGACGACTCGACTGTAAGAACGTCGCCCGCTTGCAGTACATAAGATATACCACTGAAGGCGTCCATTGTGGAGTTGACGGGCAAAAAGTGGTTACTTAACAAAGAATACTTTGTCGCTTCGCCTTCAGGCTGCGCTCGCACATCCAAAAGTGTGCTTGCAGAGTTCGCATTCGTGATCCGCAGCGAAGTCAAAATAGCCGTGTTCGCATCCGGCACTGTATAGATTGTTTCTTCAGTGGCAGCAGGCGGCGTTCTGAACTGACGAAAATACTTGTTAGCCATTGTTAGTCTCCGCCGACAAAAAGTGCGTTGTTAGGGTTACTGAGGGAGACGCGGGGCGTGTTGGGTTGGTTCTCGCAGGGTAGTATTCAAGGCCCACGTCAGTGTCGCTCGCCCGCCAGTTCATCTCAAGATACTCAGTGACCGGATCGTTGACTGTAAATATGCCACTAATCGCCGCAACTGCATGACCCCAAACCCCGGTTGATTTTCTAGGAGGCACATCAAACCGCGTATTGCTCATAGGGTAGTTAGTACCCGTATTGACCGCCCACAGCTCAAACTCTTTTGTAGCGTTTGCTCGGTTTGTCACCTGACAGCTCACGTTAATCTGGTACTGGCCGGGGTGGTCAAAAAACAGTTTGGTGTCGTCCTCAACCCGGATTCCTGACCCAAAAATGGGGGTGTTAAGCCGCAGCGTGTTGGCCGTTGTAGTTGAGTTTGTTGTCTGGTCATTACTGTCCATAAACATGCCGTAAGGTTTTGTCATCCCCACGCTGTCTTGGAACCCCCGCACATGCCCGGAAAACCCGCCTGCCGCACTGGACCCGCCACCGAGAGCCCATGAAAGCGCGCTAACAGAGTTTTCGCTTGTGATCGGCGTATAGCTCGTGTTGAGCTGCAGTACAATCTGCTGAACAGCCTCTTTGAGCTGGTTAAAGTCCTGCGGTTTAAAGTCAGTAGTAGTAGCTGACGCAGGCAGGCGGATATTAAGAATCTTACTCATCGGCGGCCATCCGGTTGCTGGTCAATGCGCGCATCACCGTACTTCCAGTAATCGCCTACGTTTTTGCTTTTAAGCCGTAAAGCAAGCTGACGCCCGCGAACGCGCGTGTCGATGCGGGTGGTGTGAGGGCCCACGTCGCCTATTGCTTCTTGCACAAAATCACTCAGCGGGTAGTATTTGGTGCGCATGCGCACGTTGACGCTTCCTTCAACAAAAAAGTCAGGAACAAATCGGCGAACGAGCATCAGTTTATCGCCGTTTCCAAGGTCAAAGTCGGCAGACAAAACAGAAGAAACCAATGGGTCGCCGTTCGCATCGCGCCCAATTTCGTGGTTGTACAAAAACCCGCAACAGTCAGAAGCGATGGGGTACTCCAGCGCCCCTCGGTCTACCCACGAAGTGCGTTCAAGACGCCCCACCCACCACAAATTATCCACGATGTTGTAGCTGACGTACCGAGAAGTTTCTTGGTTGCCTGAGTTGTCAGGGTCGGACACCACCGCCTCATCTGAATGGGCCCCAGCAATCGTGCCACGCCGCCCTCGAACGCAGTTCAAGAACCGAGTGTCCGTTTTGCCGGTGTAGTCAATAATCTCATCGTCTATCTGAATAGACCCAGACGGCTGCGGGAAGCTGGACGTGCTTTCAACAAGAATTTCTGTTTGTGCTGAGTTTGTATCTCCATTGACCGCAGTGGATTCGATCTCATCGGTTGGGTAGAACCAAATAATCTCATGGTTTTCACGGTCCAGTGCGGTAAACACTTTGTCTTTTTGCTGGATGTTCAGCCCGTCAAACACAAACCGCTGCACGGTGCAGGGCAAGATGCTTGTGCCGCCTTGGAAGACGTAAAACGCGTTCTCGCCCATCCAGTAAATGACGTTGTTATACGCAGACCACGCCCGAGAACTGACAATACCTGCCGAGGTGCCGATCTGAGTAAAACCAAACGTGTAGGGGGGACCTAGATACTGCATGGACTCGACTTTGTCGTCAGTCCAGATAATAACCTGATTTTCGGTGTTGGCCGCTGCGACGATTTCTGTTCCAGCAGTAAGCAGCTGGCTGCCGGCTGTGTTTGTTGATGTGGGCGTCCAGTCGTTATAGTTTTCCTGTTGAGACCACCGCACTTGCAGAGTCTGTAGCGGGGTAGCGGCGTTGTCTTCGCCCGGCAGGTTGCACCCAAAACAAACCAGATGACGGTCCTTAGTGGTAAGAACAAGGCTAGACTTATGCGGCGCTTCTGTGATCTGAGTAGCGCGGGCTTCGGGGGTTGTAGCGTCCCAGATATACACCCCACCACCACGTGGGTTGATAATTAAGTCTTCACCCCAAGTCTGCAGCGACCACAGCCGTGGGCGGATCGGAATGCCCTCATCCCTTTTAGTGCCCCAACCATCCACGCCAAACTCACCTGCGCTCCAGCCAAACTGAAAAACAGAGTCTGAAAGGCCGGGGTTGATCTGGTACTCAGCCTGAAAACTTCCACCACCAGTATCATCCGAAGTCGCCGCTGTAGATACTGTTACAAGGTATGTGTTTGCGTCTACGACCTCGACTTGATGCTCAGTATTTATCTGATTAGCAGGCACTCCGCCCACGGCGTCTGCCCCAGAAATAACGACAAACGCACCGTCATCCGCGCCATGTGCAGCGTCTGTAACAGTCAGCGTCGTTGAGCCAGACGTCGTTGATACGGCATCTGTTAGTGAGGAAGTTGCTCGAACCGGGGTGATGTCAGTGACTTGGCCGCCCGCTTCGATGTAGGCTTTGAATTCGGTAGCAAACGCCGTATAAATAGTGCCGCTAAGGGCTCGCCACACCGTGCTCGCACGAGGAGTGCCAAAAAGCCGGTCGTCGACGTACTTCTGCCAGCCTCCTATTTTTTCAGGCTTGCCTGACCGGAACCGAATTTTGTCCGAATCAACCCAGTCACCCTCCTGCGTATAGGGGGTGTTTTCTTTGTTGATACCGGGTCTAAAATTCAGTTCTTGGTAGGCCATGGTGCATCTCCAGACATTGACGCCAGTTTAGTCTTCGCTTTCTTCAACCTCAACGTCTTCGTCGTGCTCGATGTGCAGCCGAACGCCGCTTTCAACCCCAGTAGCCTCTATATAACGAGACCCGTTGTTGGTAGTGACCTCGAAGCTCATGTCGTGATACCAAAAAATATCGCCAGCCTGTAGGCTGCCGGCGTCAGTCAGGATCATTCTTCGCTCCTACTTTTTTGCCGTCTTTGCCGAGCGCTTAAACGCTTTGTTAGTCGGCGCACCTTTTGAGCCGGGCTTTCGCATCTTTTCACCCGAACCGGCTTTTATGCGCTTGCGTTTTTGGTGGATATTTTTGTAAAGACCGTCTTTAGCCATATCTAACTCCTAGCAATCCCACTTTCGGCGGCTCCAATAATTGGCCGAAAACTTATCGTTTTTGCCTTTAATGCCGCTGCTACGCGCACAATAAGACTTTTTACGCTCAGGCTGATCTTTTTTGATACTCATAGACGGACTACCAAAATTAACCTTTTTAACTTGGTCGCCTTTCTTGGCAAGCACAGTGAATTTACTTGATTTGCCACCGCCACGCTTAGGCTTGTTGTACCCGGAAAAGGTTTCGCCCCGATACTTGAGCTTGCCGTTTTCCTTTTTCACGTCTTTTGTGGTCGCCATTTCAGCTCTCCAACTGCTCAATCTGAGTTCGGGAAATAACTACTCTCCCGCAGTCGCCATGCTCGCGGTGATAAGTGATGCAACACGCATCTTTACCTGCATTATATCCGTGGCGAGCGCTATGCGCATCTCTACTGGCAAGCGTGCGGTGCTGCTCAACGACCATAAGCTGCGACTCTTTGTCCTTCTCACGATGGTGGAGGTGCCCCATGTGCGCAAAACTATGCTTGGTCCGGCCAAACACCTCACGAAACTCTGAAGCCATAACTCGGTCAAGCTCTGTCATACGAACCTGATGGCCGTGGTGGAAAAACAAACTGGTCTCCCCGTGCTCAACACAGTAAAAGGGCTTTGGGGACTGGTCGACAGTCAAACGCGGTTCAGACTCGTAGAGCGCTGCTAAAAGCTCTCGACACCAGACGGCACCGCTGGGGTTGTGGTTCCCCTCGCAGATAATGACGTCAACTTGTTGGTACTTCTCTAGGAGCATGGCAATGATCTGCCGCAAAATGCGAATCACGACTCTTACTACTTTTTGATAGCGACTGTCAGCGTCCAACACGTTCTTGCTGGCCGGTGTTAAAGCCTCAAGTGAGTCCGCGTGGAGTAGGTCTCCAATCTCAGCAAGCACGGCCCGTTTGGCATCAGGCGCACGGCGTATAGCTTCGGCAAACCACCGAACAATCACGTTCTCTGCAATAGTTGTGTCCCAGTCGCTATCAGTCTCTTCATGCCACGCCAGCATTCCGATATGTGCGTCAGTGAAAGGGTAGAGATTCAGTAGGTCCTCACGGCCCAGCTTTGGCACTGGAGTCGGCGGGACCGGCTCGATTTTCTCTAGCAGCGCCGCTAATATAGCGTCTGCTTTGTTTTGCAGAGAATCTTCGTCTTGGTTCTGCTTCCAAAAAACAGAGTCAAACCCGCCGTCATCGCGGGGCATCCTGCGCCAACCGTGTCTGGCAGAATCAAGAGACAGCTTTGCTTCATCGACCGCGTCAAGCATACCCGGATCAATATCATCTCTTTGCCGGGCGAGGCTCATCCGAGCTTCGTAAGATACTTTCTGTAAGTCAGACTGATACTTTGCAAGTTGCTCAGCCGTTTTACCTTCTCGATAGTTGCGGATTCGCCGCTCCACACTGCGAACGTTGATGCCGAGAAGTCTTGCCGCGCCTGCATTAGAGCCCGCTTCATCTATGGCGGATAAAACCTGCTCATTAGTAATGCCCTTCGACCCTGCCCTGCTCATAAATCGTCCTTTTTGAGAAGGTAAAAGTTTTTACCTAGTGGAAGTCAGCTCTTCTTTTTGTACTCTTTCATTAGCTTTTCTCCCGAGCGCCCGACCACGTAGCCGCCGATACCAACACTTAGGAGACTCCAAGCTTGGTCTGGCATGTCGAACATCACGTTGGTCCCAAAAAACGCATCCATGTAGGGCGCAATAATAAAATTGTTAGCGATCATGACGCCAAACATCAGCATGATCATGGGCCGCCACGCACTGGTTATCCAGTGTTCCGACTTGGCCTCGGCGACGACGACATCGCGTGCCACCTGTTGAGCGGTCTGCTCATGCTCCAACATAGCAAGACGAAGTTCTTGTGCTGCCTGTGCTGCTTGGTCCTTGTCTTTGAAAAACCGACCCAGCACGTTGTCAACTGCAGTGCCGAGACCAGCGGAAAGTAACTGCTGCATCATATTTAGTCCCTCATATCCCAGCGAGCGGGGCCGTTAGAACGAGTGTCAACGTGCACAAATGTGTCGTAGAGCCCAAGACTGGCTTCTGGGTAGATTTCATCTACAAACTTATACACGGATTCAGGCTCAACGTCTTTCACTTGGATGTCAGCAGCGCGGGCGAGTTTGTGCTGACTGTTGGGCGACCCGCCAATAGCTGCGTTGTGGCTTTCGCATCGGCACCCGCTAGTCACAACAACGGGGCCAAACCGTTTTCTTACACTGTTCAGGATGTTGAGTGTTTCAGTGTCGACCGTATCGAATCCACACCCGCACTTGCACGCGAACTCAGACCTAGCAAAAAAAGGAGAGACGTTGTCTTCCATTAGAAACCCGACCTAGCCAGCCAAAACATCAAGGAAACTGCGCCACCGACAACAAGCCAGAAAAGCTTTTCTCCAAGGCGGACAGTATTTGTTTTGGTGGCGAGCTTTTTTTCTACTTCAGTCAATCGCTCTATGACTTTCTGTTGGTTTGTATCGTATTGATCCATGCGGTTAAACAAAGTAACCATGCGTTCTTCCATACGAGCCAGACTGACCACAGCATCTGAAAGCTTGTCCAGCTTCTGCTCAATCCGCGTAAGTCGGTCTTGATCCATGGCTACTTATTCCTCTTAGACTTGGATGCTTTAATCGCCCGGCCCTGTCGCGCTGCTTTTGCTTTGCCGTTGCTGGTATAGCACTTACCGGACTCACCCCACTTGTGTCCTGACTTGTTGTTTTTTGTGCAGCGCTGGACTGGCATTTTAGAGCTTCATGATGTACGCGAGCGCGTAGTACGGAGGCCGGTTCTCGTGTGACTGGTCGCCACCCGTGTTGTAGATGTTATGGGTGTGGTTTCCGTTGCTGTTAATGCTTAGGCTGTGGGAGTGATTTCCATCACTTGAAGTACGGGGCATCAAATCTCCGCCGTAGTTTTTATGATGCTCCCAAGTATTATCATTTTCAGATATAGCGCCATAAGGAGGGTTTTGTCCTCCACCGCCCCCCCGGACAGTAACCCCAGAAATGTGTTTATGACTACCACTATTGTCAGTAGACCCACTATGACTATGGTTGCCTTCTGTGCTCATGCCGTGGTCATGGCTAGGCATCTGTGCTTCTGTAAGAGTTACAGAATTCGCCCCGCCCGTCGAACCGGGGGAGTAACTACCGCCCGCGCCCACGACAAACCTATTTCTAAGATCAGGCGTACCGTTATTGCCATTACACAAAGCCCAGCCAGTTGGCACGCTGCTGACAGACCCCGACCACATAATAATGCCGCCAGAGGGGACGTAGTGTGTCGACGCTGTGTTGAGGTCAGCCGTAGAGGCTGTGAGTCCGTCTGTTTTGTTTAGTTCAGACGCAGATGCAGTGACACCAAAGTCAGAAAGATTGAGGGTTTTAGAGTTGATGTTTGTAGTGTGCCCGTATGTATCTACAAACACGTCTTGAATGACTGTCCGGCCACTATTATTGACTGAGCCTTGTGACGACGTGTTGGCATGAGAGATAGTACGGTTATCGTCGAGTGAGCCGCCGCCCGTCAAGCCGCCGCCCGTAGAGATTGTTACGCTTTTTTCGGCTTTGTTGTTTTCTAAGCTATCAAGTTGCCCCTGAATCCCGCTTGTCACGCCGTCCAG